TTGAGGCTTTGACTATGGACCCGCCACCTTGGTATCTGGACCGTGACGATGGCTAAGATACCGACAAAGGGTGGAGATGAATTTGAGGCTTTCAGTAAGTACAGGAAGTATCTCAGGTGGAAACGTGGTGATCTAAAGAAGATCAAGAGAGCCTACAATAAACGTCTACGCAAATATATGAGGCTAAATAATGATTGAGTGTTTGATTGCAGCAGTATTCTTTGAGGCTAGGGATCAGCCCGTACAGGGGCAGTTTGCAGTCGCAGAGGTGGTGATGAACAGGGTAGAGAGTGACCGCTGGCCTAATGGGATCTGTGAGGTAGTATTCCAGAACAAGCAGTTCTCTTTCACCCATGACGGTAAATCAGACAACCCTCTAAAGTACCTGCATAATGATATCGAAAAAAGAGCGTATTTAATTGCAAAAAGTGTTGCCAGAGGGGTTGTAATCGGTGAAAAGATAGGTATATCTAGTACACACTATCATAGAACAGACGTAAGCCCATACTGGGCAAAACATTACAGGAAGGACGGACAAGTTGGAGAACACATATTCTATACCGCAGTGGATGGAAAATGAGCTAGGGCTGCTTATGCCTAGCCAGATGGAAATACTGGAAGAGGTTATGGAAGGCCCCTATGACCGTGAGTACTATCAAGCAGTATTCAGCAAGGGTTACTTCAATGACCCCCGTGACGAAAATGGAGAGGTTCCTTACTAATGAAACGGAAGCGCAACCCTATGGCTAGGGATCTGTTACAGCCCAAGTACAGGTCTAGGGTTGTGCCAGACAAGAAGAAACCTAAACCGCAAAGAAAACGCAAGCATAAAGGAAAGCTAGATGCACAGTGAGATTGAAGTAGAAATGAACGGCTACATGGGAACTGACTTGATTGTATGTAATGCAGCCCGTGTGTCATTCAATAAAGAGACTGAGTGGGACTACTCAGACCCATTTGGCCCACCAAACCTAAAAGACAAGGATCGTAAGCTGATTAAATACTTGGCAGACCACAAGCATACTAGCCCGTTCGGACATTGCTTTGCATCCTTTACGGTCAAGGCTCCCATCTTTGTAGCTAGGCAGCTAGTCAAGCATAAGTTCCTACGTTGGAATGAGGTAAGCCGTAGGTATGTTGACAGTAACCCTGAGTTCTACGAACCCCAGTGGCGCAGCCGTGCGGATAACGTCAAGCAGGGATCAGGTGGCCCAGTGGAAATTAGTCTGGATGCAGAGATGTTGTATCATGCTACGATACGCAATGCCCTGTCTACCTATGACAGTCTGCTAGAGGATGGTGTAGCCCCTGAGCAAGCACGTATGGTACTGCCTCAAAACATGATGACTGAGTGGTGGTGGAGTGGTAGCCTCGATGCTTGGGCAGACATGTGCAAGCTACGTTGTTCATCTGACACACAGGCTGAGACACAAGAGGTAGCCAAGAAGATTAGTGTGCAGATGCATACGCTGTTCCCTGCATCTTGGGACGCACTGGCTAGGGCAAGGTAGTGACCGTAGGAGAGTTCATACCCTACATCATAGCCCAGTCTGTCGTGCTAGGTAGTATAGCGTTTATACCGTGTTGGGTAATATTCTTAATAGTAATGCAAATAAGGAAAAGTAATGCAAGGAAACATAAAAGGCGCAATTAAGGCTGCTGGAATAGTAGCACTCTTAATAGCACTCCCGCCAGTGCTAATAGCTATGACGTATGACGAATACCCAAAATATTGCAAGTTATCTATCTTGCTACCTTGTATAGGAGTAGAGAATGAGTGGTGAAATTAAAATAACAGATATAGAAGAACACGAAGATGGTAGTGCTACGTTACAAGTAGAGTGTAGCCCAGAAACCTTTATGGCTATTTTTGACCTAGGGTTTGTGACATTAGTAAAGGCTGGCTTGGAAAAGGAGTACAAGAATGAATTATGATATGACAAACGAAGAGATGGCACACTATTTTGCTGCTAGATATGGCAACCCTGAGAAGTACGAGGATTTGTACCAAGAGGCTTGGGTAGCCATCCTAGAGGCAGAGGACAAGGGCTTAGATAGAAAGGGTGTATACTGGCATGTGAAGCCCCATGTGAGCCGATACTACAACTACCGTGACCGTGTGGTGCCACTACCACCCAGAGGCGGCTCTAAGAGCTTGCTAGAGGGCCATGAGATTGAGTACGACATAAAAGATTACATGTCTATCTCACCAGACCATGCGGAAGCCTATGAGCTAAAACGGGAAGTAGATTTTATGCTAAAAAATATGGCAGAAGGACTTGCCCCGCAAGACAGAAAAGTGCTAGAAGAGATACACTACAAAGGCAAGAGCTACAGGGATCTGGCAAAAGAACGTGGTTACAGTCACGCATGGTGGCAAAAATATCACACTCAGCTTTTAAATAAGCTAAAAAGTTTACAGGACCCAAATTAAGTACCATATATAAAAGTAACCTCTTTACTACTATTACTACTACAAAAGGAAAACTAAAGTATGTCAGAGAAAGCACATCAACCATGTCCATATGTCGATTGTGAATCGTCAGATGCCTTTAGTTATAATACTAATGGTTATGGCCGCTGTCATAGTTGTGAGAGGGGATACCCGTCAAAAGATGCTATACAACCTTGGGCAAAGGAGAGATACCCCACCGTGGAAAAAGATGGATATAATGATCTTAGGTCTATGTTGTCTAATACAGGCACCCCTGTAGTGGAAACTAAAGGTACGTTTAAAGAGATGCGGGGCATCCAGTCACGCACTATGGAAGAGTATGGCGTTTACACATTCAGCGACACACAAGAATACATCTACCCCTCTGGGGGAAAGAAAGTCAGAGTAGTATCTGATAAGAAGTTCTTTACTAAGGATGGCTTCAAGGGTGACGAACTGTTTGGTATGAACCTGTTTCCAGCAGGTAGTAGTAAATTTGTCACAATTACTGAGGGTGAGCTAGATGCCATGTCAGTGTGGCAGATGATTAAATCTCAGTACACTACTCCTGTCGTGTCTCTACCATCAGCAACCCCGTCAAAGAAGCTGTGGGAGAATTGCAAAGAGTGGTTAGACAGCTTTGAGAAGATTATTCTGTCTGTCGATACAGATGATGCTGGCAACGCTATAGCTGACCGTATGGCTCGATTGTTTCCTAACAAGGTCTACCGTGTAGATCATGGCAAATACAAGGACGCAAACGATTTCCTACAGGCTGGTGCAGCACAACAGTTTAAGAACGTCTGGTGGAAGCCTATCAAGCACACACCAGAGAATGTTATCAATACCGCTGACCAGTTTCTAAAGATGTATGACGAAACACCAGAGCATGTCTACGTGCCTACAGGCATACAGGCACTGGATGACAAGATCTTAGGGCTTATGCAGGGTCACTTTACTATGTTCAAGGCCCCCACAGGAATTGGTAAGACTGAGCTTATGCGTTACCTAGAGTATCAGATGCTACAGCGTAACATTCCTATTGCTACTTGGCACCTAGAGGAAACAAAGTTGCGTTCACTCTTAGGTCTTGCGTCATACGAGATGAATGACAATGTAACAAGGCGTGACCTTATCGAAGAGAAGGGATTAGATGCAGAGGTGCGTGGTGCCATTGTAAAGCTAACCAAGGATGAAAACCTGTATCAATTCTACTTACAGGACGGACAGGGAGCCGACGAATTATGCGACCAGATACGCTTTTTCAGTCAGGCATGTGATTGCAAGTTTGTCTTTTTCGAGCCAATTCAAGATGTTATCAGTGGTTCGAGTGAGGACAGCAAGGAGCAGCAGCTTGCAGACCTGTCCGTCCGTCTGTCAAAGTTGGCAGCGGAGCTTAACATTGGTATTGTGTCAATCGGTCACACTAACGAAAACGGTGATTTTAAGTATTGCAAGATGATTGGTCAACGTGCTAGTGTTATCATAGATTTGTACCGTGACAAGGAGTCAGAAGATTTGGAAGAGAGAAACACAACGTATCTCAAGATTGAAAAGAACCGCCCATCCTCAGAAGAGGGATCAGCAGGGCGAATGAGGTTCAACTACGATACATTTACATTGAGGGAGATCCTGTAGTGGAATATGACCTGTTTGGCAACCCTATAACAGCCATACGAAGTGATGGACTTGGTAAAGAGTGCATAGTGTGCGGTGAATATAAATTCAAAGAAGAGTTTGATATCCACACTGGACACAAAGATAACAGAGATGGTAGATGTAGGGCTTGCAAACGGGAGCAAGTTCAAGTAAGAAACGCAATAAGAAAAGGCGCACCACCAAAACCTGATGCTTGCCAGTGTTGCGGTAAGGTGTATGAACCTAGGCTAATAGTGTTAGACCATGACCACGACACTAATGAGTTTAGGGGATGGATATGTCACTACTGTAATGCTGGTATAGGCCAGCTTGGTGACACAATAGAGGGGCTTGAGAAAGCCATGATGTATATGAGGAAACATTATGCCAGTATTTGACATAGAAACAGACGGACTAAACCCAACAAAGATCCACGTAGTATCTTGGATGGATGACAATGGAGATGTGCAGCATACACACGACTATGTGGCTATGCGTATCTTTCTTGAGGAAGCGCCCACACTGATAGGACATAACATTGTGCGGTATGACATCCCCGCAGTAGAAAAGATCTTAGGTGTAAAGATTAG